AATTAGAAGTTCAATTACAGCCTGGCACAAGTGGTATGGGTATTTTCTTATTGGCTTCAATAGGTCAAGACGGATTCCATAATGGTGCAGCCACTTACGGAAGTTGGCATCATATTGCCATTATGAGAACAGGTGGGACTCTTTATGTTGGACTAAACGGAAGTTGGGAAACTAGAAGTGACTCAGGACTGAGTCTTGCCAGTCCAATGGAACTAGGCTATTGCCGCAGAGAAGGCGGTGGCAGTGTAAGTAATTTTGCTGGATACATGGATAACATTAGGTTCTCTGATTCAGCCATATTCTCAACTAGTAGTTTTACTCCTCCTGTAAGCGGCGATTATGCATTGACAACCACACTGGTATATAGTCCAATTATTACACAGGCTGATTTAACAGCAATGATGAAGATGCCTGTTAAAACAACATCAACATTGACAGCCATTACAGGGCAAGCAGGTTGGATGAGTGCTGTCAGCAACAGTGCTGGTGGTGGTAGTCCAAATGGTATGATGGCATTCTGGGATACAACAAATAGTCGTTGGAGTTATGTCCATGACAATAGTGCAGTATAATGTTGGCTTGGCAGCAATGGGACGATAGCATGGCAACACAAGCAGAACGAATCAGCGTATTAGAAACTAAAGTTGATAACTTAAAAGAAGATGTCCAGATTAATCACCAGGACATTAAAACACAACTGAAAACAATGTATGATGCCAGCTGTGCTCAACATGCTGAGTTGGCTAAGAAGTTATCAGAAGTAGAAAAGTTTAAAGACAAGTGGCTTTATCTAGTAATGGGTGGCATTGCCGTACTAGGTTGGGCCACCGGACATATTGACACTATTGCCAATTTTCTAAAATGAAGGTTCAATACCCGATAATTATTGGGTATGGACAAAACACTATTCACTGAAAAAATACGGGACTTGGGGCGATTCAAGCGAAAAACGGGCGGCTGGGGCAAAGAGAAAGGCGAGTGGGAGGATCTCAAGTTTGTGGTAAATGAGACTCCCACTTCCTGTCCGGATTGCAATAACTTAGAATTTTGGGCACGCATTACATCCAAAGGAGAACAATTAGGATGGGTCAGAAAATGCCTCGTTTGCAAGGAAAAAACACTGGTTAAAAGCATCTTTACTAAATAATCATGCGGGTAGGGACATTTCATAACGCCATTTGAAACTCCTTGATCGGATTACTTAACCCTACCTGCACTTTATTGTTAGCAGCATCTTCTTGTTTTTTGCGCGGCAATGTATTAAATCAATTACTCTAACAGTAAAGTCTGAAAACCCACAAACGCAATGTTTCGTGGGTTTTCTTTTGCTTGGCAAAAATACCGCTTTACATACCCCTTTTATTACTTTATTATAAATACATTGCCGCAATAAAAACAAGTTCAATCTTGTTCAGCAGCCAGTGTATATCTTCATCATGGACACCATTAAAGCAAATCATATAGCACAAGGTTGGCGGGCCGTTTGTAATACCGCTGGTGAATCCGTTCTGATGTGTGACGGTAGCCAAATCCGTTCGCTATAAACGGAGTTCAGTAGACTACCCTTGTGACGCAAGGATGCCTTAAATGCCCTGGAACCAATTGGATGCAGGTAACATTTCTACTGTCGGAATGGTTGGAAATCTTTGGAATACAGAGACATAGTCACTGTAACAATCCTTGTGATGATTACAAATAACGCCTGAGAAGTAATCTTAAAAATCGTGATAGGTTGGGTTAGGCACGAGCCCACAACAAGTGTCCAAAGTCAGTAAAATACCTATCTTGTGATCGACAACGGAGTTAACTCCAGGAAGTTTGTAGCATGTCCCCTAAACAGGGCGTGCTCTCTCTTCCTGGAGTTGTCGTATTTCATCAATTAACTTTACTTTATATTTTACTTCAATTAAAATAAAAAAAAGAAGTAATTACTATAAAAATAAAATACGAAATGAAATGAGTATTTTGTTTATGTAGTGATTAGAACTTAGTAAGCTCTTACAATACAATAACAAAGAAAGAAATAGATTATGAGTTTCGAAGATATATTAGATAGACATAGTGATCATACTGTAGTGATACTTTGGAGATTACATAAAAATAAATTAGATCCAGTTCCTGGATTGTATTGCAATGATTGTGCCAAATTGATTAAATGGCTTTCTCTGGATGAAGCAGAGGACTTGGTTAATTCAGGAGTAGAAGTTCTCGATATGATCCCAGAAGAAAGAACTATTTGGGATAGAAGAATATCTCTTTTAAAACGAACTAAAATTTAACCATTATCACTAGGTTTTTCCTATTCTAGTTAAATACTAGTCTAGGAGAAACCAAATGGCAAAAGTAGACTTCGTAAAATTAACATCCAATGATCTAGAAAGATCAATTGACCTATTACAGGTTGTGGTCAATTATAAAGCAAAAAGCCTAACCCCCGCTAACTGGGCAATATTCGAAAGTGAATATCTCCCCAAAGCAATCACCGCAATAAAAAATAACAGTTTTAAAGTTGCTGATCCAACTAATTCAATAGTCACTTGGTTGATTGATCAAGCCGTACATTCAAGATTGGTAGTAGATGGCATTGCTAAAAAAGATTGGATACCACTTATAGATATTGAGCGTTTCCAAAATACTTTAAGCATGTTGCGAGCAGCCAGCCGAGGTCATACATCATATCATACCTATGCTACCACTAACAACAAGTTCGGTGACCTGTTTCAGTAATAACAGGTGCTTAAAATTGCTTATATAAATACAACAAAGGAGAACAAAATGGCGAGAAAACAATTACCACCTTATTACTATCAGTACCGTTGGATGAGACAAGCAACACAATGTCCCAATCATGCAGACTATAAGAACTATGGCGCATCTGGCATTACGTGCTATTGGGGTCCTAGAACCTATGACGAATTTTATGCTTGGTTGATCAATACATTAGGTGAACGACCAAGTATTGAACATGTATTAGGGCGTAAAAATAAACAGGGCAACTACGAACCCGGCAATTTAGAATGGCAAACTGCACAGCAACGTAGTGATAAAAAAGTTAGACAAAACGTCTATATCACTTATAAGCGTAAAACTAAAACAATGAGCAATTGGGCACGTGAACTAGGTATCAATTATCATTGCCTTATTAGACGCTATCATGAAGGTTGGCCAATGAAAGATATTGTTAAGGAATATGCATAATGCCCGGTAGACTATTTCCAGGAGATCAGTTCTCTACAAAGCGTAGAACTGCATGGGCACGTTCTAGAGCACAGGCTGCATTTAGAGGTGAAGCATGGCGATTAACATTTGATGACTTTTGCACATTCTGGTCCACTGAGGAACGTTGGCATCAGAGAGGGCGTGATACAGACGCATTGGTACTAAGTCGCTTTGATTACGAAAAAGGCTGGACTAAGAAAAACTGCTGTATCATTACACGATACCAACACCTATGTGCCAGTCGAGCTCGTCGCTCAGGCAAAGATATGAATCAATTTTATGAAGGTGCATTGACATATGGACAATAATCCATTCGATGATATCTCAGATCCATTTGACCGTCTTGAAGAAATAGAGATAGTGCAAATGGGTCAAGGCATGGCTATGAGTGAAATGAGTAGACAAGTTATGGAACACAGTCAATTAGGTGTTAAAATAAGTCAGAGCTTAATAGAACTTGTTCGACACATTGATGTGTTAATGAGTAAAATTAGCGAACTTGAATATAGATTAGAACAATTGGAATCCAAATGAAAGCACAAAAACAAATAACCCCAGCATTATTAGTAAACCCTATCGAACCTAAAGTCTATCAAGTTGCCGTTAACCTAGGCAAAGATCGTTGGGCCGAATTAAACTTCAGTGAGCGCGATATGGCCACTGCTGAGTATAATCGTATTAAAGGTCAGAGCATCTATTGTGGTGTTTGGATCACAGAAATTCAACTAAAGGAAATTAAAAATGAAACTATGGCGTAAAACAGGATGGCGTAAATTAAGTGGCAGATTATATGGCACAGGTAGAGATACCGTGCGTAATAAAATCCCCAGCCCATTGATCTATGCATTGATTGCAAGAACACAACCTCAAGTAATCAAGATGAATGAAACATATGCAGTTCATCCTATGAATGGTGTTCAACCTATTACAATGACATGATAGAAGATAGCGGCATTGATTGGGCATGGGTATGTGAAACCCATATGCATACCCAAAATATTCAACATACAGATCTCAAGCCGGGCGACTATCGTCATGATAACGTGCGTTTGGGATATTGGATTCGAACTCCAAGTACTACTGCAACTGTATTGGGACTAAAAGGATGCCGCTTTCTTCACCGCTTTGGACAAACTGAATGGTAATATTAACACATGAACAAATAGCAGCACTTGATGAAGCAGAGTGTAAACATGCATTAAAGAAGTTAACTCGAACTTATGCAATCGAAAAGCCAATTACTTCAGAGACTTGGGCACAAGTAGACGTCATAGCTAATACACTTCTTTGGTTAGAAGATCGAATTAAAAGTTTGGATATCAGTGAAAAACTCAGCAAAGCAAATGATGCACGTTGGGGGCGTGTGGCAGAATAACAACACTGAATAACCCTAGTGCTTGTAGGGGATTGACAAACTGGTAAAAATGCGTTATAATAACACATAGACAGCAAAAAGCACACCGCAAAATGAGTTGTTTATGAGGAGCACAAAATGGCTAACAAATACGACATTATGTCTTGGAAAGATGGCATTATTACTCACACTAAAAGAAAAGCAGATTGTTATAAACGATTAGAAGTCTTTCAAAAGCAAGGTAATGATGTAAAATGCGATCAAGTATATGCTTATATTGCTCACCATAATGAAATTATTGAAGCACTTAAATATGAACTTACTCGTGCTGGTGTTGTTGCGTAAAAACAACACACAATAACCCAGCGATTGACACGAGTGCCAGTTTCTGCTATAATATATATTTGTTCAACAGCGTTATACAGAAAAGCGCACATAATGAAACAACTTAATTTGCATTTTAGCAATAATAATGAGATTGAAGTTATTGTTGTCAATTTTGGATCTCAATATAAAATTGAAGGTATCAAAAATAATAATAACTTTATTTTTGTTGAAGGAGATAAAGTTTTTTACGAAAAAGTAAAAAGTTTTGCTGATCTTTCCAATCAATATGCTGACACAAGTTGGGATGTTATTGATTATGGATTTAATCTAAATCAATTTAATTTCTTCAAAAGTTTGGTAAAGGACGCAGAATGAAAAGTCACATGCATATAGTAATTGTCGCCGCACTTGCCCTAACTGGTTGTGCGTCAGGTGGTAGTTCTTATACGGGCAGATCCTCTGATACCCAATATGTCCGTGATACTAATGGACAGACTGTGTATCGAATTCAAGAGGGCAGTGTATTCAAACCCAATGGTGAACGTGTGGCAAGGATTGACTCAAGTGGCAACATATTCACAACCACTGGCACACGAGTGGGTAGAATATCTAAAAAGTAATTTGGTTAAATTTCCATTAGGCAAAAAGAGTATTCTCAGTTATACTATTATTACTGCGAAGGAAAAGCAGTTTAACTTAAAGGAAAATAAAATGTTAGAAGAAAAATTAGTAGAAATAGTAAATGCAATTGATAATTTGACTGACAATGACACCACAATTGAGTTCAATGTAGAAACACATAATTTGATTAGTTGGTTAGGTGAAAGTTTAGATAGTATTGCTAATACATTAAAAAAGATTGAAGCTAAAATGAAATAAGGAGTATGGGCAGGCAACTGCCCTACTTCTGAACAGTTTTCTCTTGTTAAGTTATTGCCCTCTTTCCTTCGCGGTGTAATAATAATAAGAAATTAGAAACCCCTTATTGCACTTGCAGTAGGGGGCTTTCTTTTGACAATCGTTCGCGCACTGATGCCGTATAACAATTATACAATAGATTAGTCATATTACCTAATGGTTATTTTACCATTTAAGTAAATACTGGTATGCAAGATAATGATATTCCCACCTCTGGCAAGCGAGGACCAAAACCTAAACAACTACAAGAAAAGATTGTATTAGGTCTCCCTGTTGGACGCGATAAGAAAGTAGTCCCACCTGAAGAAGTTTATAAACTAGCAGCCTTAGGTTGTAAGAATATTGAAATTGCAGACTGGTTTGGTGTTACTGAAGATGCCATCAGTAGAAACTTCGCCGCAGAACTGACAAAAGCTCGTGTAGCAGTTAAGATTAGTCTTAGACGTGCTATGTTGAATAACGCATGTCAGAATAACAATGCAGCACTACAGATTTTCCTAGCTAAAAACTTCTTAGGCATGAGCGACAATCCTGTTGACAGTGAAGCTAACACTCCTCTACCATGGAGTGATGATGAGTGAGATTAAATCTAATCCTCAACTGTTTAACATATTGAAACATAAGAATATAGTTAAAGTGAGATCTAAAACTCCTGGCTATTCCTTATGCTTGTATCAGTGGGATTATGCTAATGAAAATTATCAAGTATATTCAGCTGATTACTTCGATACACTTGAAGCAGCTCAAGATGAAGAACAGCGTTATATAAACTTATTCGCCAATGCCACTGAGTAATCCACAGCAGACTATTGTAGATGCATCACAGCGTTTCAAGGTTGTTATAGCCGGTCGACGCTTTGGCAAAACACACTTGTCAGTTAGAGAACTGTGCAAGGCAGCACGTCTACCTGATAAGGAAGTGTGGTACGTAGCCCCTACATACAAACAAGCTAAGATGATTGTGTTCAAGAAGTTGCGTAAGAAATTACAAGACCTACGTTGGGTCAGTAAGATCAACGAAACCAACATGAGCTTTGAATTAAAGAATGGCAGCACAATCAGTCTTAAAGGTGCAGACAACTACGATAGTTTGCGTGGTGTGGGACTTGACTTTTTAGTCATGGACGAGTTTGCAGATATTGATGAAGCTGCATGGACTGAAACATTGCGTCCCACATTGGCAGACAAGATGGGGTCAGCACTGTTCATTGGCACACCTAAGGGCATGAACTGGGCTAAAGACTTATATGATTTGGCTGATGAATTTCCTGAAGAATGGGCCAGCTTTCAATATACTACAGAGCAAGGTGGCAATGTTTCCATTACGGAAATTGAAGCAGCACGCCGCAGTCTAGATGAGCGCACATTCAATCAAGAGTTTCGTGCCACCTTTGAAACATTCTCAGGACGTATATTCTACGCATTTGATCGCAAAGTAAATGTTAAACCTTACACTGATCCATTGCCTAAGGAACTGCATTTGGGTTTAGATTTTAACATAGATCCGATGTCAGCAACCATTGCAGTTAAGACTGGAAACATTTTGCATGTGTTTGATGAGTTTAAGATATTTGGATCAAACACTGAAGAGCTAGTAGAAGAAGTTAAGACACGCTATCCAGGACACACCATCATAGCCTATCCTGACCCAGCAGGCTCCCAGCGTAAGACTAGTGCAGGTGGCAAGACTGATCACACCATACTTCGCAATGCTGGCTTTACAGTAAAAGCACCACACAGCCACAATGCAGTCAGAGATGGAATCAACGCAGTAAACGCTAAACTACGCAGTTCCAGCGGTGTTACTACATTGTTCTTTGACCCCAAAGTTAAATATAGCATCGAGTGTCTGGAGAAGCAAACCTATAAAGAGGGAACAAGTATCCCAGACAAAGACTCAGGCTTCGATCATATGAACGATGCTCTTAGATATATGGTGGATTACTTGTTCCCCATTAGACAACCAACTACCCCTATTGCGATTAGACAGTGGGGACATAAAATAGGATAATACAATGGCCAATCAGACCTTACTTGACGACTACACCGCCCTTGCTTCAACGCATTGGCTTTACATGAGAAACCGTGATCGTTGGCAGTTTCTTTATGAATCATATGCAGGCGGCGAAGAATATCGTAGAAGCGGATATTTGACAAAGTATGTATTAGAAACTGGTAATGAATATCAAGCTCGCTTAAACAATACTCCATTAGACAATCACTGCCAATCAGTTATTTCAACTTACATTAGTTTTATGTTTAGAGAAAGCCCTGAACGTGAATTTAAAGATTGGCAAGATCAACCTGATGTAGAAAATTTCTTAAAAGACTGTGATATGGAAGGACGCAGTTTAGATGCTTTCATGAAGCAAACTAGTATTTGGTCTTCAGTATTTGGACATTCTTGGATCATTATGACCAAGCCCTATATTGGTCAACAAACAGCAGCAGATGAATTAGTCATGGGTGTTCGCCCTTATGTTAATTTGTTAACCCCACTTGTTGTATCGGACTGGACTTGGGAGCGTCAACCTAATGGACGTTATGAATTAAGTTATTTTAAGTATGTTGAAGAAGTTGTTGATGGTATAACAGTTGTTAAAGAATGGACTCGAGAGACAATCAAGACTTGGATGATGGATGATGTCAAGAAAGAAGCATACTTGCGTGATGAAGAATTGAATATGTTGGGCAAGATTCCCGCTATTCTAGTTTACAATCAACGTGGTATTACTAAAGACATTGGTGTTAGCGACATTGCTGACATCAGCGATGTGCAACGACAGATCTATAATTTAACTTCAGAGAATGAACAAGCTATTCGCTTAGACGGTCACCCTAGTCTTGTTGTTCCACCTACTGCACAATTAGGTAGCGGTGCTGGTGCAATTATTCAACTGCAAGAAGGCAGTGATCCAGGCTTGAATCCCTACTATCTAGAGTCAGGTGGCACCAGTGTTGCTAACATTCACAGCAGCATTGACAAGTTAGTTGAAAGCATTGATCGTATGAGTTTCACTAGTGGTGTTCGCACAACTAAAACACAAAGCCAAAGTGGTGTATCATTAGAAACAGAATTTCAATTGCTTAATGCTAAGTTAGCAGAGAAAGCAGATCAACTTGAATTAGCTGAAGAACAGATCTGGCGTTTGTTTGGTCTATATCAAGGCCGTGAGTGGATGGGAGAAGTAGAATATCCAGACAGCTTTAACATCCGTGATGAACAGCGTGAAATATCACAGTTGGTCTCAGCCAAAGCAGCGGCAACTGATCCTGTTATGTTCCGTGTTATTGATGAACAACTAATCGAAATGCTGGGCGAAGAAAAATCTCGTCTACCGTTCAATGATCCTAACCCACAGCCAGGAAGACTCTATCCTGACGGTGAAGAGATCAACAGCAACTTACCCGACGCATATCAACCAGCCAGCAATGCAGATGTCCCTGAAGGACAGAACTGCGGCAATTGTGAATACTATAAGCCAGGTGAATTATATTGCACCAAGTTTGATGCCCCAGTCCGTGCAGTATACTGGTGTGCCAAATGGGAACCAGTAGAAGAAGAAGTATCATATAACGCAGGTCTAAATGCAGACGTTGCTCGACAAATTCAAGATATGATCATGACAGGCATGACCAATGCTGAGATCATGGCTGCACTGCCAGGCGTCACAGTAGAAGACATTGTGTATGCTGCCAGTGAAGCCGCAAGAAATAACAACTAAGGAGACTACTATGCCAGGAAGAGGAAGAGGCCGTGGTAAGAAACCACCAAAGCGTTGATTGGTTAGCCTACTATAAGAGTATAGCTAAAGAATGCCCTTGGAGCTTGCGAGCTTATCAACAAGGGCTTATCGATCTACAGGATTGGGGAGACAAAGATTCAATCCCACCATTGGGTCACTATCACGCTAGGGTATGGCATGTTGAATACCCTGACACGGTAGTTGAGGCAATGGCTGAAGAACTTGATTCAAGAGATCCTGTTCATGAATGGCTGTTTTCGTATCCCGGATACGGTGAATATGCTACACCCGTAGCTGTTCTGATACAACAGAACAGACAGCAATTGAATCAAATCAGGGATAAAATAGCCTGATTTTATCAATGGCTATAAATAGAAACACTGATGCAATCACAATGGTTGCATCAACCTACTTTAACTTATAAAGGCGATGCGACGATGTCAGACAATACATTGGCTAATGAAGATACTGGATCTTCTGAAAATAACCAGGCTCAGTCAGTAAAAACTTATACGCAAGAAGAAGTCAACGACATGATGGCCCGCACAAAAGGTGCAGTCCAAAAGAAGTATGAAAAGACATTTGCAGATCTAGGTGATATTGACGAACTACGTCAACTTAAAGCAACACATGAACAGCAACAGCTCGAGCTACAAAAAAAGCGCGGCGACTTTGATAAAATCATTGCTGATCTAGCTGCCAAGAAAGACGAAGAAATACGTAAACGTGATGAGATTATCAAGTCTTATACTGTAGATATGCCATTGGTAAACACTGCCGCACAATTGGGTGCAGTGAATCCTAAGCAGGTGCAAGCATTATTGAAGTCCAATCTTAGATTGGGAGAAACGGGTGAAGTTGAAGTGCTAGATGAAAAAGGCACAGTTAGATATTCCGACAAGGGACAACCTTTCAGAGTAGAGGACTTGGTCAAGGAATTCTTAGACAGCAACCCGCACTTTAAAAGCGCAGGCCCATCAACTACACAAAGTAAAAGCAATGTGAGTCAGTCACGTGAAAAATTAGACATAACCAAATTGGATATGTCCAAGTCAGCAGACAGAAAGATCTATCAAGAGTATAGAAAGTCCGCTGGCATAGCCTAACTATTAATACAGGAGATATAACATGGCTGGATCTACAAGCGTCACCTTAAATGACCTATTACCTACAATCGTTCAAGAAGCAATGTTCGTTGCTAATGAGCGTTCTATTATGCGCGGATTGGTTAAAAACTATTCGCTAGCCCCAACTCAGGGCAAAACCATTCAGGTTCCAATCTACCCAGTGCAAACTGCGGCAGCATTGACTGAAGGCGATGAGTTCAGCAACACAGCAGTTTCTACTGATGTTGCAACTTTCAGCGTTGGACAAGTTGGTCTACGCACTTTGGTTACTGACCTAGCATTACAAGCATCTGCTTCTAATGTTGTTGCTGACCTAGGCCGTTTATTCGGTGAAGCAATTGCTAAGAAAATCGACGGTGATTTGATGGCTAAGTTTGCTGACTTCACAACTAACACAGTTGGTTCTAGTTCCACAACTATTACTGCTGCTTTGGTTATGCAAGCTGTAACTAAGCTACGTGCTGCTGGTGTTCCAAGCGAAGGCATCGTTGGTGTTCTACACCCTAACGTTGCTTATGACTTGAAGTCAGCTTTAACAAGCCAAGGTAACGTTGTATTCACAGCTGGTGCTTATGGTGATGTTGCTAACGAAGCAATGCGTATGGGTTATATCGGACAGTTGTTCGGTGTTCCAATGTATGAAAGTGCAAACGTTCCGTTGATCACTAGTGGTTCTGCAGGTGATTATCTAGGTGGTATCTTCCACCGTGACGCTCTAGGCTTTGGTCTAATGCGTGACATCACTATCGAAACACAACGTCGTGCTAGCTATATCGGCACAGACGTAGTTGCTTCCGCTCTTTATGGTGTTGGCACTGTTTACGAAGGTTATGGCGTAAACGCAACCTTCGACGCATCTATCTAATCCTTAGGAGAAGACAATGGCTTTTATTAACCCCAATCAGACTGGAGTAATTGCATTCGCAGAATATGAGGATGTAACTGCTACTGACCAAAGATTGTTTGAGGCTAATGAAGGCATTGCCGATCAGACTACTGTTGAAGATTTAACTATCAAGGCCACAAGCCGTATTTTGCAGTTAATTCGCAACACAGCATGGTGGAAGAACTACTATCTTGCAGAAGGTAGTAGTTCCCAAAGAACAGCCACTCAGACTCGTAATGGTTATATAGATGCACCTCTGCCTGACCCCGATTTAATTCTTGGGCGTCAGGCAGACTTCACAGACCTATGTGTGTATTTTACCCTGTATGAATATTTGCTACCAAAAATAGCAGACTTCAGTGCTCAGGATAATGCAGAAGTAGTGAAGATTGGTTTCTATAGAACTAAGTTTGATAAACTGTTTATGGAACTTATTGAAGATGGAACTTGGTATGACTTTGATGCTAGTGGCACAGTCACTAAAGATGAGAAAATGCCAACCCGTTTAAATCTTGTGAGAGTAAGATGAGAACAGAACTGAAGACAGCGATAACCACAGCAATCAGCACACTTACACAGTTTGCAGTTGCCAGTGAATTACCCTGGGAACAGAATGGGACCGCCCTCTATATCAAGAACATGAAGAAAGTCTACGTTGACTTGGAACGTGTTGAGCAATCAACATTAATCCCAACACTCAATGGTGGAGAAGTATTTCAGAATGATTCAATATGTGAAGTCTATCTAGCAGTGGATGCAAAAAATCAACCTAGTCAGTTGGACAGTCTTATCACTAAGATTTTAGGTGCCAAAAATAGCACTGGTATAGTTAACTTCGGTTTTGAAAGCGATTATACCTTGGATAAGCAAGAAGATGTATTGATCTACACCTTTGAGTTTAGACTAAATCAAGCAACAACATAATAAAGGAAAAAGCGATGGCTTACATTAACGTCAGTGCTCCTACACAAAATGCTGTGATTCAACTATCTACTGCTAGTATCTCTACTACCAGTTCTGGTTACATCATTCCAGCACTACAGGATGTCACTATCAACAACGCAGCAGGCGTATTCAACTGGACACAGTTGGATGTGTTCTCACAACTAGCGGTATCCACTCCAGCTACCAACAGCATCTCAGCTAACCTAGTGTTAGACTCAGCTACATTCTTCGCAGCCACAAACGGCGTGCCAGGATTGTTTGACTTGAGCAATGATGCAACTGAAGTTTACTTCCGTGTGTATTTTAACGGTCGTGGCTCGGGTGCCAAGTATGTAAGTGGCTCCGGCTTCGTTACTAACCTAGCACCTACTGTGAATCCAACAGCTCCAGTATGGGTCTCCCCAATCACAATCTCTGTGAATGGTGACCTAACTGCCGGCACAGTTTAATTTTAAATTAGACAAACAGTGGTAAAAGAAAGGCATCTTAGGGTGCCTTTTTTCTTTTGCGTTAAATACATCGTTAGGAGATTAATATGGACCTAAGGAATTTTTCCGATGAGGATCTGATTAAAAGTTTAGAGGCAGAGATAGCAAAATCTCTAGCCGAGATCAAGAACGCACAAGGCGACCTTGATAAGATTAACAGTAGACTCAGGTTTGCACTTGCAGTACTACACATTATTAAAGAAAGATAAAAAGGTATAAAGATGAACATCACAAATTTCGTAAAGAAACCCCAACTACTTGAAATAGCCATTGACGATGCTGACATCGTTGAAAACTATGGAGAGGCTGTTAAATTCTGGATGAAGGATCATATTGATCTTGACACTTACTTTGATTTCTATAGATATCAAAAGGAATCCAGCAGCGACCAATTAATGGCAACAATTCGTAAAATTATTCTCAAAGAAGATGGCGCTAAAGCCATTGCCGATGATGAAGTGTTGCCGCTAGATCTTACACTGGCAGTTTTAGTGAGGATCAATGACAACCTGGGAAAGTCCGGGACCAAGAAGTCAAACAAGGAGACTGGGACACATCAAGACTAATCACAATTGGAACGTTGGCAAGACACTATCGCAAATTACCTAGTGAGATAGTAGAACATGCCACAACATTCGATGTCATGGTTATGGATGTGATGACTACTTGGGAAAATTATAAAAGAGATCCTCAGAGTGAAAACAATTACAAAACTGAAGATCTTGAAGAACTGGTAAAAAGGACAAAAGGATGAGTATATTTCAAAGGTTGCAGCAGATCAAAAAAGAGATCACAGCTGAAGCCATGGCTAAGGAAGGGTTTAATCACTTTCGAAAGATTACTCCTTTTAAGTCAGGCAACGCTAAACGCAATACCTTTCTTAACAAGGATACTATCGAAGCCACTTATCCTTATGCCCGCAGACTAGATGAAGGTTATAGCCCCCAGGCTCGAGACGGTATGACAAAGCCCACTGAAGCATATGTTCAGGAATGGGTTAAGAAACAAAGTAAAGGATAACGGTTATGGCAACCATAGAGAATTTCTTATTAAGATTTAAGGTAGAAGGGCAAGGTGCTGTTGATAAAGCCAGTTCAGGCATTAAAAATTTAAGCAACGAAGTCAGTCAATTTGGTGCCAACACTGGTCCTTTAAACAACGCACTGAGTGGCATACTAGGACGTCTTGGTCCTATTGGCTTGGCTGCTGGAGCAGTGGGTGGAGCGTTTGCTGCCTTGGGCCTGCAGGCAGTTAATCTTGCTGCTGGCATTAGTGACATTGCAGGTGCAACTGGCATTGCTGAAGGCACACTGT